AGCAAAAATTGGAACTGTTGTATTATTTTGAACAATTTTTTGATTTCCACTTTCATCTTCTATCTTAACAAGTAAAATACCAACGGTCTTATTTATTTGTGCTTCTAACGATGAAATTTTATCTTCTAAACTTTTCAAGTAATCTAATAAACTAATTATATTTCTTTCTTCGGAAAGAAAACCAGAAGCAATATTTGCTGATTGATGTTTCCAAGTTATGCTATTTTGAACAAATTGGTCATCAATATGTGTATAAACACCTCTTTCAGTTAAATCTTCGTTTAACCTAACCTTTACCTTTTCGTTGTTAGTTTCATCAATAATTGATAAAATATCTTTAGAAATACCTAAATCGTCTGGAAATTCAATAGAAACTATATTGCAAAATTCAGATTCAATAGGATTTGCTGGATATCCAGCTTCTGAAAGTGATTTTATTCTTATTTCAACTGTTTCGTTTGGTCTAATTGGAATATCAAGTTGATTTATATTAACTTGTTCTCCGTTTTCTGTATCCTGTTCTTTCCAATAATACCTACCCGTATCTACATCAAAATATCTTTCTCTTAAAGGTGACTTCATACAAACCCAATTAGAATAAACTCCCTTTTGAGTATTTCCTTCTGAATCCGAAAAGTCAAATTCTTGTAAATTATTTGCAGCACCACCTTTTGTAAGGTATCTATATTCAATCTTAAATTGAATTACACTTTGTTCAGAACCATCGGTTGCAATCCTATTGGCAGGTAAAGGCCAAAAACCTCTAACTCTATATTTTGCACTAGCGGTTGAAGTTGTTTTATCTTCTGCTTTTGTTAGAATATCAGAAACTACTGAATTATAAAGTGATTCAGTTGCAGCTCTTTTTTCTATTAAAGTTTTTAGTTGGTTTGCATCTGAATCTCTTTGAATATCTGACTTATAATTCTTAGTAGAAATTGATTGTCTTTTCGTAGAAATTGCTTTATCTAAATCTCCTAGTTCACTTTTTAATGATAGTTTTTCTTTATTAAGTGATTTAATATCTTCGTTAGATTGTCCATCTGTTGCATGTTTGTTTATTTGAACAACTTTAAAATCATTTGCTACTGCCTCAGGAACATTAGGAACAATTGCTTTTGAAACCGGGGGTATATTTTCTTGTGTCATAGAAAATAAAACTGCACCAAAATCAACTACTTTTTCTTGATAATAAGTATCTAATGTTTTAACTATACTATCAGTATCTTTTATTGTCAATTCGTTAGAATAAAAACTAATCCCGGGAGAATAATTATCAGCCGGTCTATTTGAATCTGGATTTATAGGTTTTAAAAATACAGAAAGATATTCATTGAATCCTATTCCAACTCTAATTTCTGGTGATATTGCTTCAACAGGATAAAATGATAAATTATCAGCTCCTATATTAACTGAATCATAACCTTCTGCCAAAATAACAGAAACGGTAAATGTTTCAAAATCAATTCCAGTAACTTTATATCTTGTACTTTTATCATTCTTATTAACTAGTAAAGAATCGCCAATCTTTAGTTGTTGAGTTTCTAATGTACTAGAATTTTTATCGTTATATGTTAATTTGTCTAATTGAAATTTTTGTGTTTTCTTTGTTGCATCTACACCATCAACTATGATATTTTCTGTTGATTCAAATACTCTTAACACAGAAAAGTTTCCGTAAAATCTAGGTTCTACGGGTGGCAAATCTAATATATCATCATCAATAGTATATAAAATACCGTTTGTATTGATAAGGTCTA